CAATAATGCTAAATACGCCTTTGAGAGTCATGCCATACTGATCGAAGGCCATGACGGCAGCAACAAAATACAGGCTTGTTTCCTGCACCATCTTTCCCAGTGCCATGATGGTGCCGATCATCTTCTGTGTTTCAGTGTCCGATTCGGCAACGCGCAAAAGAAAATCCTTGATAGCGGCGAAGAACGGCCGGAATCCATCCACCATGCCTTCCGTTACGCGGATCAGCCCGGCAATGCCGTCAATAATCTGCTGGATAAATTCGTGCAGGTCTTTAACTTTTGTCAGATCCAAATCACCAAAATATTTGCCCAGGGCTTCCCCCAGCCCGCGAAATGCATCTATCAGCTTGCTGAAATCCAGGCCCTGCAATGCATCCGGCATGGCCTTGGCCACACCCGAAAGCCAGGTGGAAAGCTCTTTGCCCGCATCATCCAGCAATTTAAACAACGGATCAAAGGCGCCCGCCTTAACACCCAGATCAATGCTGCCCAACACGCCGGAAAAGGATCCGGCAATACCCGCAGCAATTGGCTCCAGCTTGGTGCCGATGTCGATCATTAGATTCCGGGCATTGTTGATCAACATCTGGCTTTGATTGGAAAACGTTTCCACCATCTTTTTATAGGCGGATTCGGATGCACCGGTGGAATTATTGATCTGCTGCATGGCGTTATTAAAAAACGTCATGCCATCGCCGGTGAGCTGCATGACGCCATTCAGCGCGCGCACCTCATTAAACAGGACCGCCATTTTATCCGCGCTTCCGCCGGTCGCATTCATGATGCTGGAAAGTATTCCGCCGAAGCCCTGCGCCTTCAAGGATGATGCGCTGAAATCCAGTCCCAGTGTGCGGGCGGCTTCCGCAGCCTCTTTTGACGGTGATACGATTGTGGTGATGACGCCCTTAACGGCCGTGATGGCTTCGGACGTTTCCATGCCCTTTGCTGTGAGGGTTGCAATGGCGCCGGATAGTTCTTCAAACGATACGCCGAAATTTGCGGCAATACCGACCACGTTTCCCATACTCTGGCCAAGGGAATCAATCGTCTGCTTGCCGATCAGGGTAGATTGGAAAAAGACATCGTTTAAATGACCGACATCATTGATCGTATAGCCATAGGCATTCATTGTCCCGGTGAGCAAATCGACGGTGGTATTGAGATTCGCATTATTGGCAACGGCCAGCTGCTCGGCCTTGCCCATGAATTCCAGGGAATCGGTATATTGGATTCCAGCTTGTGCCGCCGTGTAAAGCGCGGCATTGATGTCTTCCATGGATTTGACGGACGTCTTGGAATAATCAAGAATTTGACTTCTGTACTGATCCAGATCCTTCCCCGTCGCGCTGACGGATGTTGAAATCAGAGCAAACCCCTGATTGAAAGTTGCAGATTCTTTGACGGCCAGTGCAAGGCCTCCGACAACCAGCGCGGCCAGCGCTGCATCGACTTTGAGGACAGAATCAGCGGCCTTGGCCAGCGGGGCTGATATTTTATCCGCCACGGCATCTATGGCGTCAAATTTTCCGGCAATATTGCCGATACTTTGTGATAACTCTCTATCTTCTCCGGCGAAGATGATTTTAACTGTTTTTTCCAGATCGGCCATGATGCGTTCCCCGTGAAGCGTGAAGTGTATCGCGTAAAGCAGGAAGCGGAATTGATGGTTCTTTACGCTTCATGATTCACTCTTCACGTCTTTTTATTCAACGTTTCGTAATATTTTTCCCAAAGACACATTTCCACTTCGCTCAAGTAGCCATAGGGCATAATGTCCGGCCGTGTTTCGTAGAGCATTTTTTTCCGGTCGTAACACAGGGCCAGGGAATTCCTCACGTCGGTGCAGGCCCAGAGTTCATCTGCTTTTTTTTTACCTGGGCGCCTTGGCCGGTCAGTTTTGTTATCACATTACTTAGCTGCATGAACTCGACCGGAAAATGCGTACACATTTTCACGGCAAATTCATGATCGATCGCCGGATCGACGCTGCCGATGACCAACATTTCCAATCGCCGGACGATATCGGCGGGCGTGGAGCTGTCCAGCCCGATCAGGGCCTTAATGGCCTCCGCTTTTTCCGCTGCCTTATCCGACACCATGGCTTCCAGGATGGCTTCTATGTTCCGGTTTTTTTCCTTTGCTTCGTTCACCCGGCCAAGTTCATGCCCGGTAAGCCCGCGCACAATCCATGCGGGCTCCGCGCCTTCACTGAAAAACATCTTCAGATCAGGCACGGGAACCGGCTCTACACGGGGCTCAAACTGCGCTTTCATAAATGCTTTTTTATCGAATGACATATTCCCCTCAGTGACTGAAACAAGGGTGGCATCCGCCCGAAGGCCGCAAACCCCCTTGTTTCATCGTTATCCTTTCTTATGATGCTTTATCTTCACCGGCCTCGGTTGCTGAAATGGTGCAGGCAGCCTGAATATTATCACCGGCGGGCCATGTGCGCGCTATGCCCAGCTTTCCCTGTACAAGAACATACGGCGTTTTGTTCCGATCCGGGAAGTGTCTGAAAAACAATACCTGGTTTTTTAAACCGACAATAGGATCGGTGATACCGTCCTTCAGGAAGCAAGTGAACGATCCCTGCCCCAAAGAAGAGGACGACGCGCCGATGGTCCCGCCATAAACCTGTTTGCTTGATGTACTGTGGCTGGTTTCCGGCGCAACAAAATCCACAACCGGCTCCAGATCCGCAAAGACCGGCTCATAGACTTCGGCATAAACACCCTTGTACGTCGCAGGGGACCCCGCATGAACGGCCGGCAGCGCTGATGCAAACGTGATCTCACCATTAAAGGCGTCTTCATCCCAGATCGGATAGTCATAGCGTTCCTGTGAGGTGCCGGGTACCTGGAATATTGCGGACGCCTCAATACCTGCCGGCGTGGCCGACGTCAATTTGACCTGTGCAATTTCGATGGAGCCCGCCGGGATGAGAGGCGGACCGCCCGCCGCGCCGCGAACAGGGGATAGTGCCGTGTGGTCCGTGCCCTTCACGACGGCAATGGCGCCGGTGCTGTCGATTGTGATCGAGCTTACGTTACTTGTGTTCGCCGGGGATCCGCCCGTCGGACGGGTAATGGCCACGGTGTCATCACCGCTCACGGTTTTTTTGACGCCGGCCAGAAAGCAGGTCAGGGCGGCCACGGATACATTGTCATTGCCCGCGCCCGGCGATACGATGCCGCCTGTTTCCAGTCCGTCCGGATAGATTTTCGGTTCATAACCGGCTTTTCCGGACCAGGGCGCCGCGGTGGTACTGAATGTCTTATGATCGCCGGAATCCATCATGGCCGCCATTGCGCTGATTTCCTGCCCAGCCTCATACTGCGTTTTGGCGTTTGCTGCTGTGTTGGTTTTCATCTTTTTCCTCCTTATTTTTCGGCCAGGCCGAAGTTATATCCATTTTTCTTTAACCCAGCCGCCGCATTGGTGCGGTTTGGGCTCTCCGTGAAACAAGACAACCCGCGCAGCGGACGGAACGCTTTTTTCCAGCTTGCGGAGCTTGTAGCTGGGCGTCCAGTCATACGGGAACAAATGACGGCGATCCGGCGGGATACGTGCGCCGATGTATTCCTGATCAGTCGGATAATGCGACCGGCAATGCTCCGAGAAACTGTCCCACACACCAACGTGCGACCCCACCGCCAAAAGAAATGCCGATGTGTTGATGTCGCGGTTGCCGGGCCTGATTTCATCCGGCCAGTCTTTACAGACGGCGAAATTGGCCGAAAGGCGCAGCATGGGATCAAGAGCGCCGGTGATAACCACATCCAGATCGATAAAAAAGATTTTATCCGTGCGGATGCCGGGAATCCGACCTTGAAACAACCCGACCTTCGACCACCATCCGGGATATGCGCATGGTAACGGAGCAATGCGGACTTGCGCATTGATTTCCCGAACATCGTCCGTAAAACAGACAAACTCATAAGGCGTTGCTTCCACATGACGCCGCACCATGTGAAAGAGTTTATTGACGTATTCCGGGCCGTATTTAGTCCCTTGCTTGATGCAACATATAGTAATCACAATCCCCCCCGGCAAATGAAAATAAACCGCTGCTTGTGCTCTATGCTCTGAATGAATTCAACATGCGGCCAGAATTCGCGGAGTTTATCCGCCCACCAGTTCCATCCCTGCTTAATCGTCGTAAGCTCAATGCCCAGGCGGACATCACTTAAATTGTAAACCTCAACAAACAGATTTCTGCATGTACGGCGCATTTCAGCCAGAATATCATCAAGTGTTTCCGGCGCGACCAGCATCAGCACACCAACACAATAACCCCAATCGGCAACGGGGAATTTTTCCGGAAGGGCGGACAGGTCGGCTATCGCGTACGTAACGTTTTGCCCTACTAATGACCAGGCTTCGGGCTCCAGGGCGTTATCGGCAATGTCCACCATGTTGATCTTCACATCCGGCCGCAGGCGTCGGATCTCCACGACTGCGCGGCCCGTGCCGGATCCGTACTCATTAATGGTAGCCTCACCGGGCACGTATGCGAGAAATTGTTTTGCGTAGCGTTGTCCGGCAGATCCCAGGCGATATCGTGCCTGGTCATTCGGATGCCACATTTTTTCGAAGCGTTCTTTCCATTGGTAAGTTAAATTCACGATTTCATCTCCACGGTATAAGCGCCACCCGCAGGTGGGGTGGCGACTCCTTGGTTCATCCATTTCTGAGTTGGTTCGCCTAAGAGTTCGCGCGTCCAGCCGGACATGCTGCGCGTGACACTTTTGATTTTGTCCAGTTTTGCCGTCCATCCGGTGCGGAAATTGGCATAGTCATAGTCCTCGTCGTTCTTGCCGATCAGCGGGCATCCGCATACGATGATTTTTTCGTATCCCATCTTGATACCGGCCAGGACTCCCAGCAGGGCGGAGCTGCCGGTAGGTGGCTCGAAGGGAATGATCAAGTCGACCAGGTCCCGGCCGGTTTTATCAAGATACGGCTGATGCGCGATGATTTTATAATCGGTGTTTCCGCCTTGAGCCAGGCGACGATCAAATGCCGGGCCGATATCAGACGGGTGATAAGTGGCAAAGTATTGCGCCGGCCATAAGCATTTATCGACGGCATCCAGACCGATCAGCATGACATCACAGCCGGTCGGGGTGGAGGAATCGAATGAATAAAGCGGCAACCTGCCCGGGTATATCGATGCAAAAGCACCGATATCCTCCGAGATGCAAGGTGCCGATCCGACAATGATCAATATTTTTTTGTGATCGTTCATTCCATCCACCATCCACTATTGACTGTACGGATCGTTAATCTTTGTCGTGTAGCTCACCTCAAAGCCGGCAAAGGCGGCGGCGGTCGTTTGACCGTCCTCCGGATATTCTTCGGTTCCGCCTTCGGTGTAAATGAGGCCGTCAATATAATCGGGCGTTCGCACCCAGCCCGACACGGGACTCGTTAGGAGATTGGCCGGAGCCAGAATGCATTTTTTTAAATCGCCCAGGATCCGCTCGGACACCACGGACGGATTTTCCGCGCCAAATAGAGCCAGGCCTTCGATGCGTATGGTCATCGTGCATTTCATCGTGCCGTATTGCTGAACTGATTTTTCCGTTCCGGGGAAGAGGACCGTTCCCGGGACTTCGTCCGGATCCACTTTCTTTCGGGCGCGCAAAACATTGGCGCCGATGCCGGTTCTGTAACCGTTGGCGATGGTGATCACGGCCAGCCGCGTCATGAAGTCTTTAATAATGATTTCGCGTATTGTGTCGCTCATTGTCGCTTCGCTTTCATTTGTGTTTACTCAATTCATATTCGGTTTCATGCACTAAATTTTTATGCAGTCTGTCGCCGGCTTTAGCCAGAATGGCCGTCATCACCGGGTCATTGCT